CCATCGGGTATTTCACGCTTCAGTATATCGTTCCAAACCATCTTGCCGCCGCTCGACTTGTAGGGCTTACCCTCGCTGTCGGGGAAGTCGAACTGGACGAACCAGTAGTCGTAGAGCTGACGCGCCATCGCCTCTAAATTGCGATTTATCGTTTATGTATCGGCCGGTTGAATCGAGTTGCCGAATGATTCGCCAGGGCGGGGCCGACGGGGAGGGGCGGTATGTCGCGAATAATGCGTAACTTTGTGGGCGAATACTAACGCATGATGATGTCTCGCAGCCGAGCGATGCCCGGCTGTGCGAGACTACGATATTGATATGAAAGATTTTTTTGCGCTATTGCGCCGCTTTGTTCCTCCGTATAAGAAGTATCTGGCTCTGAACATTTTGTTCAATGTGCTGGCGGCGCTGCTGACGCTGTTCTCGTTTGCGCTGATTATCCCGATATTGGAGATGCTGTTCAAAATCAATGCCACGCATTATGTGTATATGACGATGGCAGACGGCTCGTTCAAGGAGGTGGTAGTCAACAATTTCTATTATTACACACAGGAGGCTGTGGCGCTGTACGGGCCGTCGGCGACGCTGGCGCTGCTGGCTGTGGCGCTGGTGGTGATGACGGCTCTGAAAACAGGAGCTACGTACCTCAGTTTGTATTACATCATTCCGCTGCGCAGCGGAATTGTGCGCGATATCCGCAATGAGGTTTATGACAAGATTACGCGGCTGCCCATAGGGTTCTTTACGGGCGAGCGCAAGGGCGATGTGATGGCGCGTATGAGCGGCGATGTGGCCGAAATCGAGAATTCGGTGATGGCGTCGCTGGATATGATGTTCAAAAATCCGGTGATGATTGTCGTGTGCCTGGCTATGATGGTGGCCGTGTCGTGGCAGCTGACTGTGTTTGTGTTTGTGCTGCTGCCTTTGGCCGGAATGGTTATGGGTCGTGTGGGCAAACGTCTTAAGCGTCAGTCGCTTGAGGGGCAGAACCAATGGGGTGTATTGATGTCCAATATCGAGGAGACCCTTGGCGGACTGCGCATCATCAAGGCTTTCAACGCCGAAGATAAGGTGCGTGCACGTTTCCATCGCGAGAATCAGGAGTTCTATCGTCTGTCCAATCGTATAGCGCGTCGCCAGTCGTTGGCTCATCCGATGAGCGAGTTTTTGGGTACGGCGGCCATCGCGATAGTGCTGTGGTTTGGCGGTACGCTCATTTTGGGCGGCAGCGCCGGCATTGATGCCCCGCAGTTTATATATTACATGGTGATATTTTACAGCATCATCAATCCGGCCAAAGACTTGAGCAAGGCAGCCTACTCGGTTCAGAAGGGTCTGGCGTCGATGCAGCGCGTCGACAAGATTCTCGGGGCGGTCAATCCCATCGCCGATCCGGAGCATCCCAAAACGTTGCCGCCACATGCCGGGGCTATCAGCTACAAGCATGTATCTTTCAGCTACGGCGACCATGAAGTCATAGATGATGTCAGCTTAGACATCCCGGCAGGCGCCACCGTGGCCCTGGTGGGACAGAGCGGCAGCGGCAAGTCCACGCTGGCCGATTTGCTGCCGCGCTTCTATGACGTGGACAGCGGCAGCATCACCGTCGACGGCATTGATATCCGCGATGTGCGCGTACACGACCTGCGTGCGCTTATGGGTAATGTCAATCAGGAAGCTATATTGTTCAACGACACGTTCTTCAATAATATCACCTTCGGCGCGCCTGCCGGAGCCACCCAAGAGCAAGTAGAGCAGGCCGCCCGTATCGCTAATGCTCACGACTTTATCATCGAAAGTCCCGAGGGTTATCAGACCAATATCGGCGACCGCGGCTGCCGCCTCAGCGGAGGCCAGCGCCAGCGCGTATCCATAGCGCGAGCCATACTCAAGAATCCACCCGTACTGATACTGGACGAAGCCACCAGCGCCCTCGATAGCGAGAGCGAGCAACTGGTCCAGCAGGCACTCGAACGCCTGATGCAAGACCGTACTACACTGGTGATTGCACACAGGCTCTCGACCATACGCAATGCCGACATGATTTGCGTCATGCACGAAGGCCGTATTGTCGAACGCGGTACTCACGACCAATTGCTGGCCCTTGACGGATACTACAAGCGTCTGGTAGATATGCAGTCATTCTGACTGCCGCGCCGCCATGCCGTCCGCCATATCGCGGAAAATGCGTAATTTTGCATGACTTTAGTGACCCTAAGGCCCCTAAGGACGCAAACAAAAAGACTGAATTCACAGAAAATACACTATGAGTCGTACACCACAAGAAATGCCGGGAGTGACCCTGCTGGGCAATACCGGCGTCAAATATCCCACCGACTACTGTCCCGAGATGCTTGAGACCTTTGACAATAAGCATCCCGACAACGAATATCTCGTGACCTTCACCTGTCCCGAATTTACGGCGTTGTGTCCCAAGACCGGACAGCCCGATTTCGGCAAAATCATCATCTCGTATATCCCACGCGCCAAGATGGTCGAGAGCAAGAGCCTGAAACTGTATCTGTTCTCGTTCCGCAACCACGGCGATTTCCACGAAGACTGCGTCAATATCATCATGAAGGACCTGTGCCGCTTGATGGATCCAAAGTACATCGAAGTCACCGGGCTTTTTGCACCGCGCGGCGGCATCTCCATTATTCCTTTTGCCAATTACGGCGACGAAAACCACAAGGAAATGGCTCGTGAGCGACTGATGGCCTCCTTCCGCAACGATATGTAATACCCGGGCTACCACTATTGCAGACTATGAAAAAAGACACCCTGATGGTGGTGAGCGGAGGTATGGACTCCGTCACCATGCTTTGCGAATACGCCTCGCGCATCGCCATGGCCGTAACCTATGACTACGGCAGCAATCACAACGCGCGCGAAATTGAATGTGCTCGCTTCCAATGCGCCAAGCTTGGTATTCCGTTGATGGTTATTCCCCTGAAGTTTATCGGCGAGCATTTTGCCAGCTCGTTGCTCTCCGGCGCCGATGCCATTCCCGAAGGCAATTACGATGACGAAAACATGCGCAGCACCGTCGTGCCCTTCCGCAACGGCATCATGCTTTCCGTAGCCGCCGGCCTTGCCGAGACACACCATCTGGCGCACGTGATGCTGGCCAACCACAGCGGCGACCACGCTATTTATCCCGACTGTCGCCCGGCATTTGTCGAGAATATGTCGCGAGCCATCGCCGCCGGCACCTACGACGGCATTACCCTGCTGACGCCTTATACACACCTCACCAAGGGTCAGATAGCAGAACGCGGCGCCGCCATAGGCGTAGACTACAGCCATACATACAGCTGCTATCGCGGCGGCGAACACCATTGCGGCACCTGCGGCACCTGTCGCGAACGTCGCGAAGCCTTTCAGATTGCCGGCATTCCCGATCCCACCATATACGACGCGTAGTCCTCATGCCTCGAGATTTTGGCGTTTATGTCGGCTTGCAAAGTTAGTTCGTGCCCGAATAAGCAATGAAGAAGGGTCGTTTGCACGTCGTATCAGTGACGGCACAGCGAAAAATTGTGCGCATATAGCCTGAAATTGCAAAAAAAACGCTAACTTTGCATTCGCAATTTCGCCATGGCGGCGGAAGACCACATGGAGAGATGGCAGAGTGGTCGATTGCGGCGGTCTTGAAAACCGTTGAGGGTCACACCTCCGGGGGTTCGAATCCCTCTCTCTCCGCAGATCTTTCACGAAGGCCACGTAAATCAACTAATTACGCGGCCTTCGCTGAAAATAGTCGGACGATAGTCGGACGGAGTTAAGAACATAAGTGTATCATGCAACATTTTTTCCGACGGCGAAAAAATGTAAAAAAATGTGCCCTGCACGAAAGAATTTCACTCCTCAAGCCGAGGTTCTCGGCTTCACTTACCCTAAGTTACACATCGGCAAAAATTGGTATGTTGATTTCTACGCCTTTGACCCGGCAACGGATTCGATGCGGAGGAAGAAGTATATGCTTGACCGCATCGTTAAGGTTTCCGAGCGCAAGCGTCGGGCGACCGAAATTATGGAGTCGTTGCTCAAGCTCTTGCGTAGTGGATGGTCGCCGTGGGTCAATGCTTCGGATAATAGGTGCTACACTCTTTTGGACGAAGCACTCGACAAATACGATAGGCATCTTGATAAGTTGCCTAAGGATAAAACCAGACATAGCTATCATTCACGTGTCAATGTCCTCCGCCAATATATTGCCTCGATGGTAATACCGCCGAAGTATGTATACCAGTTTGATACTGCCTTTATGACTGACTTTTTGGACTGGCTCTATCTTGACCGTGAGGTCAGTGGTCGTACTCGCAACAATTATCGCGGCTGGCTATCGTCTATTGCGGCGTTTTTCATCGAGCGACAGTATATAAGTCAGAATCCGGCTACTGCTATAAAAAAAGTACCCGAGCAAAAGAAGAAGCGACAACCGCTGACTGCGGATATGCTTCATCGTTTGCGTGCATATCTCGAACCTCGCGACAAAGTGTATCTCCTCGCTTGTATGATGGAGTATTATACAATGATTCGACCGACCGAGCTGGTCAACTTGCGCATCAACGACATCTCACTCCGGGAGCAGAGCATATTTGTAGCCGCAGAGTACAGCAAGAATAAACGAGACGGCAAAGTAGGCATCAATGATGACATCATTCGCCTTATGTTAGATGTCGATTTGTTTTCCAAGCCGGGCACATATTACATCTTTGGTCGCAATATGCATCCAAGTCAACTTAAAGCAAGTAGCGAGATTTTTCGCAGAGAGTGGCAAAAGCTTCGCAAAGCGTTGCGGTGGGGAGACGAATACCAGTTCTATTCGCTCAAGGACAGTGGCATTCGCGACCTCGCCAATGCCGAAGGCATCGTCATCGCACGTGACCAGGCTCGTCATACTGATATTTCAACGACCAATAGGTATCTCCAAGGCCGGGATAGACCTATTCATAATGAGACGTTACATTTCAAGGGTAATTTATGATTCTACGATAAGCTCAATCGGGTAAAAATACCCGGTTATGAGTTGTGACATCCCATCCGAAGTAATGTCTACCTCGAGTTTTTCCGCAACATATTTTCGGCCACGGATTATAAAAACGCATCCGACATCCGGCAGATGCTTGGCCAAGAACTTGACGCAATACCGCGTCGTTGTGTCTATATAAACGCCTTGAGATAGCGTTTGAGAGGCAAGATTGATTTGTTCGCCAATAGGTATCAGTGACAGGGAGTACGGCGTATCGCTTAATGTTGGCTCTCCATCCAACGCGGCAGTAGCACGCTCACGCAAATACGGGCGTGGATAAGTAAAAGTTCCCATTAGTTTTTCGCCTGATGTTGTAGTTGTATCGACTGCAATATCAATGGCGGATTTATTGTCGTCAGGTTTAATCGCAATATAGATCACATCCGGGATGCCGTCTTGGGCTGATTGTGTCTCGGCGTCTCCGGCTATTACTGCGCCGATGTCAAGTGATGTATAATTATGCTGCTTATACCAGTCCAGTATGGCGATATTAGGAGCAGCAATGGTTTCGACCGGAAATGTCGCGATAACTGACGGGCGAACATCAGCGCCGTTTCCGGGTATTGGTGCTGAGTAAATCTCGCAGTCGACATCGCGTGTATAGGCTGCCGGCACGAATTTCAATTCAATGTCAATGTCTTCCTTGTTCTCCGGCTTTCGCGGACGGAACATATTAATCTCGACAAGTCCATCGGCGTCTGTATATATGTACTGCCGACCATCTGAGCAGTACCATATTGTGTCCTTGTGATTGGCCATCGCTTCGGCGCCTTGCGCGGTTGCCCATGTGTGTAATGCGGCGAGGTTAGCGAAACTCTTATCGATTTTAGCTTGGTCGATAATCTCATCGTCAAGTATGTCTTCGGCTGCTGCATCATGGTCGGCGAAACCGACACTATTGGTCGAAATGTCCGACTGGGTCTCATCGTTGACGTCTACGGTATATTCGTCAACGACATCAGTGATTGGTAGGGTAGATGTGTCGATACGATAATGGTCACAACGTTTATGCAGTGTGATTTTCTTGTGTTCATAATCAACGCCAAGTACAAGACCGAAAGTGTTCTCTATCTGCGTCCACCAATCATTTACAGACCAATGCGGCAGGCATTTGGCACAGGCGAGATGGTTGTTGGCGTTGCAAATGAAAACCCTGCGAAAGAATGTGTCTGTCCACAAAGCGTTGTCTCCATCATCCAAAGTGAAGCCGGTCGCAGCCGCTATTTTTTTCGCGATAAGCCAAACGAATGGTTGTATGGCGAATGATACGACTGCCGTGCCTTCGAGGTCGCGGCGTGACGGCTGTTCGCCGGCATAGCCGCGATAACGCATATCATATCCGGACTGTTGATATTTACATTGGTATGAAATGCCGTTGCAAACCATATCTGCAGAAGTGTTGAGTATCGGCATAGCTATCCATTTATTTTCTAACGAGGTTTGCATATACCAAATAAGGCGTGTTTCTGAGTAATCGGTGCTTGGCGGCCCGGCATATTGCGCGCGCCAAGCGACAAGGTCAGATGTCTCGTTGGAAAAGTCCTCATCGGCAGAATAATATTTCCAGACCTTAGACCGCGCATCGTAGTAAGATCCGTCAGGCCATGAAGTCCGATACCAATCGCCGAGGTCGAGTTCGTCAATGTATGCTTCATCCATCTTATTCCCATAGTTGTAGGCGGCATTATCACCTAATAATTGAATCTTCACAACAGAATCTGTGATGGATGTGATATGCGCTTTCCCGGATAGGTGCGTTTCGGCATCAATGACCAATCTTGCTTCGAATGTCCGTGCGTTTTTTGCGACATCAAGCCGCTGGATGCGCCCGAATATTTTGCGATTGTCAGGTATGTCAAGTGGAAAATCTACATCATAAGTATAAGATGATGTCTTGGTAAAGAACGGGTTCTCGACAGTCAGTTTTAGAGACTTTTTTGACACTACGACCGGCTGTCCGTCAAGATATATGATAGTCATCGACGTACGTTTTGGTTGAGTTTATTGTAATTATTGAGCTTGCGAGCCAGACCTCTTTCGCCGTCCATGACAACTTCGGCAAGAATGCCTTGTTCTATATTGTCAGACAACCTATCCAGTGCTTTTGATGTGCGCGCAGATATGTCTGCTATGATTGCAGCGCTGTCGTTAATTGTGGCGGTAGCACTCTCAGAGGATGTCACCCCCCTCGTGCTCACCCCGCGATTAACGCCAATGGCATTGCTTACATCGTTGGCAGTAAGCGAACCCACGGTGTTCGCTCGTTGTGCTTGGTCAATGAGCCGTAGTACCGGTGCAATGGCCGGATTGGCCACTGCCTGGTGGTTCGCGACAAACTCGTTGGCATGGACAACGCCGACTTCGCGTCTGTTGTTCGAAGATCGTGTGGTGAAACCTCCGGAGTAATACCCTGCAGCTTGAGCCTGGTGTTGCTTTTGGATGGTGGCAATTTGGATAGCGCCTGCGGCCACGGCCATTGCGGCAGCGATAGGACCGAGTATCCAGTTGACTTTCGATGCCGAGGCGTATGCATTGATGGCGGCCATCGCAGTAGAGGCGACGGCTTGGGCAAGTTCCATCGATTGTGCCCGTTTATTGTATTTGTTTTTGATTTTTGCGGTTTCGCGCTCTTTCTGTTCTTCGATCTTTTTCTTTTTGCGTTCGTTTTTTCCGGCTGCCTTGATTTCCGCGTCATAACGTTTTTCGACCTTGGCCAGTTCGAGGTCGCGCTCGGCATCGTAATAGGCAGACGTCTGTTGCAAAAAAGTGGATAAAAGAGCTATTGCTGATGTTATGGCAGATGCTACATATCCAGGTATGTCTTTTGCTCCTTCTGCAATCTGTTTTATTGCGTTGTATATAGTGGACACATTCTGACCCATCTCTGACGAGAATTGTGCGAACCCCTTTCCTGCCGCTTCTGCTGCATCTGCATTCTCCTCTATTGCTGTTTTTATCTCTTCAAATTGTTCCTGTGTAATTACACCGGCTTCGAGCAGCTTATCAAGCATCTTAAGCTCGGCTTGCTTTGTCGCTTCTGCGGATGTCTCGAGATACTTACCTACGATTTGCTTGTACGCGTCCGCAAGTTCCTTTTGTTTGTCGAGTTTGTCTTGGTTGACACGTGTCTGGATTTGCTTCTCGATAGCAGCATATTCTTCGGAGTTTTGTTCGTATAGCAGTTGCTTCTGGCGAAGGTATCGGATGTCTTCTTCGAGTAGAGCCTGATTTAACGCTACTTTATTGTCAAATTCGGCGGCTGTCGGGTCATAGTACCGCATTGTGATGTTGTCCGTCCGTTCGCGGTGTTCGCTGTCTATCAGTGATGCCATCTGTTTCTTTCGAGCCGCAATTGCATCGAGGTCAGCTTCCGCTCGTTTTTTTAGCAGGTCGCGGTATTTGGCGTTGTCTGTTTCTCCCCATTCCTCGTATATCTTGATTTGAGCTTCACGAGCCTGTTCCTCCAGGTTTCTTTTGGTGTATAAGTATTGCTCGAAGTCCTTTTGTCCGGTCGCATAGGCGGTCAGGTTAGCCAATGCTATCGCGTCATTCTGCGCCTTGACCGCATCTATTTCGGCTTGCATCTGCTTTTGACGCTCACGCTGGGTGTCCTCCTTGTTTGCACCTTTTACACCATCGCTGGTCGGCACGGTTCGTGTCGGCTCAATCGTTGGAGACGGATTCTGCGTACTATTGCCCGAAGGTACTCGATTACCCTGCTCAATGCGGTACTGGTCAAGCAGGTCTTGGATTTCGGCTCGGGTTTTGATGTCAAGAGTCGTTGACCCATTCGGAGCTATAACGGCGACAGTACTCATATATTCACCTCTCTTCAATGCGCCTTCGAGCATCTTGATTACTGTCGCGAGATCCTCGTCTGACGCATTTTTGGCCGGACGTGCAATGCCCTCCATTTGGTCAAGCGAGACCATTCGAGACAAGTAGTCTCCTTGTCGTTTTGTGATTCTGTTGAATATGCCGAGAGGACTTTCCTGCTGTGCCTTGCCGGCATTGTAGGAGGAAACTAATCCTGCTGCCGGACTTATAGCTATTAGCCCTACTGCCTGATTCGAAGATTGTACGTTTTGTTCATACAGCCGGTCAAGCAGACCTTGAATCTCCTTTCCGATAGGCCGATTGGTGGTTATTTGGTCTTGCACCGCAGTCATCACCTTCTCGATTTGTGATTTTGTCGCACCGGCTGCCGTCAGAGATTTTCTAAGCTCCTCCAGGTCTTTAGTAACCTCTTCGTTGTAGGTCGTTTCAATATTTTCGCGAGCGGTGGCAATGCCTTTGGCTTTAGCATTGGCTCGGATGGCTATGGTAAGGCGTTTGTATGCTGCTTCGAGGTCGATGATTTCGCCTTTTTCGTTGACGAGACCTTGCAGGTATTGGCCATACTGCGAAATGATCGCGGCTTTGGCTTTTTCGTAGGCATCAGTACCGGCTGTCGTGCCTTTGAGCGTTGAGAATAGTTTGGACAGCTCTTTCTCCTCCTTGATAGACTCGGCGGAAAGGCCATTGGCGGAGGCCATAGCTTTGTCCATCTTTTGAGTATACTCGTCAGTGCCTGATATGAGATTCTTTATCACACCGTACAGCATTATCGCCGCGCTCGCGATAGCACCGAAGACATTGGCTTTTGTGGCCTTATCCAGCGCCTTCCACGCGACAGTGAGCTTGCCAACTTGCAAAGTCATCGCATAGTATGCCAGGCGTAGCCCGGTCATCAGGTTGGTCAACGCAGTCACTACTATCTGTTTGGCTTTGATGGCGATGGTGTGCGCGACTTCGGCGGCAGCGCAGAGCTTTGCCCAAATCACATAAGAGTTGTTCGCGAGGACGGCCACTGTGATTGCTGCGACAAGCGATATGACCGCCGTTCTATTTTTGACGATGAACCCGACGACAGACGATAATGCGTGCATCAAAAGCGATGTCCCGGAGATAGCATACTGCATCACGGGCAACAGCTTCTCGCCAAGTGATACGGCCATCTCGGTAAAACTCTTTTTTAGTTTATCAAGCCGTGCTTGAACAGTGTTATTTTGGACGTCAAATTCTTTGGTCACGGAGGAGCCTTCCGCGAATGCGGTGTTGGCAGCCACTTGCTGTTGCTTTACATCTTCTATGTGTTCGGCGAGAGTGCTAAGCGTTGCAATCGCTCTTGCACCATTTTCTCCCATATCCTTGAACATAGGCGACAGCGCATCCATACCTCCGACTTGATTCAACGCCGACAGAAGTTCCATTAACGCCGAATTTATATCGGTTTTTACTAATGAGGTAAAGTTTTGTATGTCGAGTCCGGCTATCTTGGCATATTTGGCAGGGTCTTGATATATGCGTACAATTACCTGAGACAAAGCTGTCGCCGAGGCCTCGACATTCTGGTTTGTGGAGTCCAGCACTGCGCCGAAGGCCATTATCTGCTGCACCGATAGACCAGCTTGCGCTCCGACTCCGGCCATACGGCTGGCGAACTCGGTGAGGTATGGTGCTGAGGCCGCGCAGTTTTGGGATAGTTCGTTGACGACAGATCCTACTTTGAGTAGAGACTGTTCGGTGCCGTATTGTCCTTCCAGCCCGAATATTCCGGTGAGTTTGGAGAGCGTTAGGGTTGCCCCTTCGCCGAGTTCGTCAAGCGCGACATTGATTTGGTCTGCCGCTTTGACGAAACCAAGGACGTCATCGATAGACGTTTTGCCCAGGCGACCTGCCTCTTGTGCGAGTTTATTGAGTCCCTCGCGCGATGTGCGCGTGTCCATCTGTTTGAATGCCTCATTGAGATTTTCTACCTGCTCGGCTGTCATGCCGGTGTACTTGCGTACGTTGGCCATTTCTGCCTCCATGTCTGCATACGCTTGTACTGCAGCCTTACCGGAAACGACCACGCCACCGAATGCGGCAACGGCGGTTGCGGCAGAGGCTCCCCAGTCGTTGATGCCGTCCTTGAGCTTTTCGAGTGGCGACCGTGTATCGATAGACATCTCGGCATTGACTTCTGAAAGTTGCCGCTTGACAGCTTTAAGTTTGTCAATATATGCATCCCAATCTTTGGATCCTCGTTCCACACGACCGGATGACAATTCGGCGTTGATTGCCTTGAGTGCTCGATGCAACTCCTTAGGTGTTGCTTTGTCGAGGTTGCGCATTGCAGCCTCGACATTCGAAGCATTTGTGCGCATCCGCTGTATGGTGGCGTTGGTCTTCTGCAATTCCTTATTGACTTCAATAACTTTGCGTGCGTCCCCGGCCGAATATGCATCAGCTAAGGCCTTGCGCAAAGCCTTGGCTTTCGCTATGTTGTCCTCGTATGTTCGTTTGTAGTCCTCGCTGTTGCACTTGAGAACCACCTCTGCAATTTCCTTATATGCCATTTTTACGTCTGTTATTTTGGTCAAATTTATGTACGGAAAATTTTTGAACAAAAGACACTGCGACAGGCTTTCGCAAGTCTGCCGCAGCCATGGTTATATATGTATATCCAGTTATGCTAATATCTTACGTCTTACAAGAATTACCGCGACGACCGTCGTAATTGCCAATGCCACCACCAACAGCCACCACGGACGGCCGCCTCGGCTGCTCTCGCTGTGGCTCTGCGCGGTTGTCTGCCGCTGCGCCTGCTCTTGCGTCACAGCGGATGTCGTGTCGGTGCGCTGCGCGGTTGCTGTCGCCTTGGCGGTCGCGGTCGGCTTGTAAGCTGTGCGCGTCCATCGAACGCGATGCAACACCTCGCGCGTGCCGTCGACGGCGGTCTGCACAACGCTGTCGGCTGTCACCGTCCAGGCAATACTGTCGGCTGCCTCTGTCTGTTCGGTCTGCGTTTCGGATCGGCTGTCCGTGCGCTTCTGCACCGTCTCGGCTGTCTGCGTCTGCTGCATCTCGGCCACACGGAGGTCGCTCTCCTTATGGCTGCGGCAAGCGCACATCAGTACCGCACTCATGTATATGATTATCGCTGTTCGCATGTTGCTATGTAGTTCAAAATTGCATTTACGTGCAGGTCTACAATCGTGGTCTTGCCCTCGTTGCTCAGCAGAAATGCCACGTCTTCGCGGTTGTCTTGAAAGAGGTTCTCAGTCAGCACCGCTGTGCATTTGGTGTCGCGGCACATGGCCAGGCTCGCCTGCCAAAAGCCCTGCGGGGGCGTTGCACGGTTGCCCGTCAAGCCGCGTGCCTTAGCTCCGGCGTAAAACTCGGCGGCAAGGCGTCGGCTGCCCTGTCCTGCGTTATTGCTTACATATACGGCAAAACCGCGTGCATCGTGCCAGCGCCCGTCAGCCCCGGCGGCGTTGTTATGGATGCTCACGAGGCAGACATTGCGTGCACCCTCGGCCTTGCAGACCTCGTTGACACGGCGCGTGCGCACGCTCAGCGGAATATCAGTCGTCTCAGGCACAAGCAGCCGTGCGTCTATACCCTCGCGCTGCAGCGCTATTGCTATGCGCCGGGCAATCTCGCGCGCCCAGGCGTACTCGCGCAGTCGTCCGTCGGGGCTACGCTTGCCTGGCGTCTCCCTTCCATGCCCATTGTCAATCAGTACTATCATTGTCGTCTGCATTTGGTCGGTGTGTCTTGCTCGCTCCTATTCCCGACAAGTCGATGTCGAAGTGTCGCGCGGTTTTGTCTACGAGTATCTTTTGCGCCACTTTTGCCCAACGGGCGCCGTTGCAGCTGCTCTCGTTTTCGAGGATGCTCCAAATCTGCCAAAAGCATATTGCGCCGGCGGCCACCTTGGTCAGGTCGATAGGTATGCCGTCGGTGATATGACGGCTGATCAGATACGCCATGATAATAAGCGCGTAGCTCTTGATGAGCGTCAGCAGTACATGCCCGAAGTGGTGCGACTGAAACTTGTGACCGTCCTTGGTCACCTTATCCGGATGCGCTTTGGCGACTCTGCGACTTAGGCTCCACGCCGTGTAACAATCGGCAAAAATTACCAATGTGCATATCAGCAGGTATGGCAGCGTTGGTTCGAGGATGGCGAGTGCCGCGCCTATCCCGGCAAATGCCCAACGGAGGATTTGTGTAATAGTCATTGCAGCCTCCTTTCTTACGCACTCACGGCGGCCTGCGCATTTACGCAGAACGCCTCTATCGCCTTCAAAATAACATCGCGCCCCTCAGCTACATCATAACGTATGGTCAGTGTCTCCGGACGATAACGTGACCAACGCGCCAACGTTGCGTTACCGTTTTTTACTTCTCCTTCGACCAATGTTATGATGCTCGCACCCTCGATATTGGCCACCGCACTGATGTCATATTCGGCTGCCGTATCCTCACTGTTGTCGACGCGCACGCTGCGGCGCAATGTCTCTCCGATTCTAATTTTGCTCATAATTTCTGTTTTTATTGGTTGTTTTACTTGCGATTTACTTGCAGTTTACTTGCAGTTTGCTTGCAGTCTATTTAAGTTAAGCGCCAAAAACTAAAATAAGGCTTGCGTTATTTTAGTTTCCGTCAGCTTCGGCGGCGATTTCGGCGCGTGCTTGCGCCTTGCATTGCTCCGCAAAGGCGTAATACTCGGCATATTCTTCGGGCTTGGTGTCACGCTGACGCAGTATGCCCAGCTCATCCGCAACGGTGTAGCGTTCGCGAATAAGGCGCTCTACCGCAGCCTTGTAGGCCGTCTCGTCAAAGGATACGGGCATTTCGTCCACTTCCTCGTAGTCGTCCGCGTTGTATGTCATCGCGGCTATGGCTTTGGCAGTCAAGCCGTCCGAACGGCGGCGTACATACTTGCCGCTGTCGCTCGTTATTCGGTGGTTATCGTATCGTATCATAGTAGTTTGTTTTTGGTTTATGCACTTACAAAGGTTACATGTTTAGTTTCAGCGAGTGTCAGAATATCTTCGGGCAGTGCCGCAAACACGTCTGCATGTAGCGTCACGCTTATAGGCTTGGCGGCTGTGGCTCGGCTCTTTTCGACAAGATAGCGCAGGCAATCGACATTGATTGATGAAGCCTTAGCGAATGTCTTAGTCAATGATACGGACAATTCCGAAATCCACAGGTATTTCAGCTTTGATTTGAACGGTGAAAAGATGCCGTTAAAAGCTTCATCGCCCAACTTTCCCACCTGCACCGCGCCGATGACTTCTTCGAGGTTGTCGGCATCGTAAAAACTCCACAGACCTCGTATCCAGCACAACCCCGTAGGTCGTTGTCCGCACAGACCTGCTGCAACGCGGATTACCTGTACACCATACGATTGGAAAACAAAGGGAGTGTTGATGCCTTGCCCATTTTGACCGCCGCCTGTTGCGTAGTTATAACAACACAACATATTAGTGCGGATTCCACCTCCTTCACTGATTTTTCTTGGGTAAGATCCGCAAGTTCGAACCTCGTATATCTGACGCGCTTCGGCGTAGCTGATACCTGTGATACCGTTAAGAAAGAAGCCCGGTGTTTCGTGCCATTCTGGATAATAGCCGCCATAATCCAGCCCGAATTGCGGATTGTTTTTGCCTCCATAGCAGTTGCCGAGGTCGTCGCAATCTCCGTACCAACCAACCACACCAAACATCGGCCGATATATCGCATCGCGCCACATCTTAACAAACAGCGCCTTGCCTGCATCCGTTACGCATACGAGGTCTGCGCCGTATGTGTCCTTACCTTTGGCTCTGTACGCGCTGATATATGCCTCGGCGTCGTATTTGTAGGCGTCTGCACCCCATCGCCATGTGCGGTCAGTCCTCGCGGTGGTCGGCTTGTTGTTGGTGATGATGTTGTACTCCTCATCGTCATAAAAACGCTCGGCGTAAGTCTTGGCCGCATCGTCAACAGCCACAAAATGCTTTTGGTCGCGGATGTAGATTATATCATACGAGCTGCCATCCAAGCGCGTTGACGGCGAAACAGCCTGCGCTACGGCAGTGTAATCCGTAGGCAGACTTTGGCGGATGCCGTGGAATACGAAATCTATACGACCGTCTATGCGCACGGCGTCGATATTGTCGGTGTAGAAGCCTACACCGCTTGCGACCGCGAGAGACCCGCTATCCACGGACACACTGCCACCGTCGAATGTGGTGTCTCCGCTCAGCGTTGTATCGGTGAGAGTGGCCGTGTTGACCGTGAGGCTACCTGCATTGATATTGCCTTTCGCCGTGATGTTCTCGGCGGTAACATTGCCGGTGGTGCTGATATTGCCGTCAACGTCAATCTGGACTTCGTCAGCTTCACCGAACTTGGCAAGATTGCCACGCACACCATAGCCTTGTATATCGCCGGTGGGGCAGGTAATATTGCCTTTGTCAACAGTCAGGCCGTTCTGCACTGTCAGGCTGTTGCCAACCTCCAAATAGCCGGTAACCTCAACATCACCTTGTAAAGATGCATCGCCGCATTCCAAATCTCTTATCGCCAAGTCCTTGCCTGTAACATCGCCGAGCTTGACCATTTTTCCGGCAGCCTTGTCATACTGCCACAGGTCGTTGCCGCTGCGGAAGATGCGGTCGGTGCGCGGCGTGGCGGTCTGCGTGCTGCCGCTGCCGCTCAGCGTACAGTAATCGGTGTACTCGTCGCAGACGCTGAGAGGATAATAATTGTAGTTTTCTATCGCATCGTCTTGCGCTGCTTCGTCATAGCCGAGTGCCGCAAAAAACGCCTTGGCTGTCTGCGACCACCATATCGTGTAATTATGCACGGGCGGATACCCGGTTGTCGGCTCAGCCCGCGGCGCTGACGTCCGCACCTTGCACGGCAAGATGCCTATATCATCGCGCAGCTTGGTCAGTGCTATCTCGTGCAGCTGATTGTCTGAGCCAATCTTGTACAGCTTGCCGTCGTTGACATTGTAATACGCCTTGTCGCTCCACGGCACCTGATTTCGGTCTTGCCATAGATAGTCATCATCCCATATTGGATAATACGAGCCGTCCTGCTTGATTAAGAAGGTGCCGTCAGCGGTCGAAAAATGCACAGTCGCCGCTCCCTGCTGCACCTTGCTTTGAGGGTCGCGCACTATCGGCCCACCCGTCTCCGAAGTATCGTTCGACACGTCCCCGACAAATCCGTCAAAGGCCACGATGCCGCTGATGCCAAGTGTATCGTGTTGCTCTTGCTTAGCACTCGCCAGACTATCACTGAGAGTTTTGCGTATCGCCGCATGGTCGGCTGCATCTGTTTTTTCATGTGCCGCCAGCGCATCCGACACAGCCTTGCGTGCCGATGCCTCGTCTGCAAAAGCCTTGTCATTAGCCGCTGCATGTGCCGCCAGCGCATCCATAGCCTCCTTGCGTATCGCCGCATGGTCGGCTGCATCAGCCGTCTCATGTGCCGCCAGTGCGTCCGACACAGCCTTTGCCGCATCGGATGCTGCCTTAATAGAGTCATCTGTTGCGTCAATCCTGTTGATTATCGACAAGATGTCCTGTGTCGCTTTATTTATCGCGGCCAAGGAGGCGGATGACATCATGCCGGCTGTCGTGGTTGTCGCCGCCGGCAGTGTCACAGAAACATCCTTTGCAGTTCCTCCTGCGTCCACAGTTTTGTATGTAACCGTAACCGTCTCGGCTGACGCTGTAATTCGGAGACCGAGCGCAGACAGTGCGTCAGCAGACAATGTGTCTACTATGCGCTGGACAAGGTCTATCAGCATTGAGCCGACACGCATCGCAGTGTTTTCGCCTTCGGCTGCCGCATCACGTATTACTGCGGCCTGTGTGAGTAAGTCTTTAATCGTCGTTGCCATAATCTATGTGTGTGGCACAAAAATACTCGGTGGGCGCGGCTATTAAAAAGACGCGCCCACCTCACATACAAAACACAAATCCATTATATACACCGATTCATTTATGCAAAGCGCTGCGCACATCAGACAATTGCTCACAGACTACGTGCGCAGCGTTCTCGGCTCCGATACGAGCAAGATCTTCCGCCATCGCCATCACAGACATATATAGTTTCTTTGAGTACCAGTCGCGAGCCTTGCGCGGCTTGCCGGAGGTCTTGTATCCGCCCCAGGCCGGCCCGACTTTACGTGGTTTGTCAAGACCGTGGGCCTGTCGGTAATCCTTATCCAAAAACTCGAGGTTGCCAAGATTGCCGGGCGTGTATCCTCGGCCTGTGCCGAGCGCCTGATATATGCCGTATTGCGCAAAGCGCATAGTGATGGTGGCCGACATCGCCGACTGCGCGATGTGCGAGGCAAAGCTCTCGTGCAACGCGCCGGTGCGGACGATACGCATCCGCTCGATTTTCTCGCGCCAGATATCCAGCTGTGTTCGTGTCCAAGCCTCGTAATACTTGGAGATGTCCTCTACTTCTGCCATTCGTCTTCGCGGTATTTCAGGTCAACCGGCTCGCTTACATCAATCATGAAGTACAACCCCGTGCAGCCGGACATGAAGTACTGGCCGAGTTCGCGCGATAGTATATTGTCTACATGCAGATAGACGAGGTCGTTCTGCTTGTCGTCGGCATCGACAAGCAGTTTTGACGCCACCTGGCGGAAAAGCGTGCGGCAGATGCCGAGTTGTCGTCCGCGGTCGGCTTCGTCTTTGATGTTGTATCGGCGAATGATGAATACCGTGAACGTCCTGCGCTTATACCAACCACCTCCGCGTCCTTGAAACATCGCTCCGTCATTCGTGTCATCGAGGCAGAAGAATGCCTTGCTTGTGCGAAAGCGGTCAAGAGGTCCTTGGAGAGATTCAATGCCGCTGCATGTGCAGAACCGAAAGTCGTTGTCCTGTGCATATATGTTGCTTTGGCAGATGTTGCCGAAATACTTCTCGGCATCGAAAAAACTGAGAGCGTCCATGTCAATCCTTATTTTTAGCCATAGCGGCATTCAATTCCTCGGCCTCGCGTGCCTTGCAATCCAATTCTGTCAATGCGCGCCAGCAGTCCGTGGCCAGTATGACTTCCTCCTTGGTTACATCACCGCCCGTCAATGCGCGTATCTGGTTGTTCATCGTCTCAAGCATGTTCGGAGCCTCGGTTGCTTCTGTCGTTGCCACCGGGCGGAAGAACCGGCTGAAGGTGCGCGCGAAGAGCGCTTTGACTTGTACCAGCCAATTGAGAATATTGAGGACTTCCGCCTGTGTGAGTGTCTTACCTCGGAATCCCGGGTATAGGATACAGGTCGCAGCCACCAACGATTCGACATTCTGCGAGGAAAGATACCCTTGATAAAGGTTCTCGACACGCAGCCAGTCGCCGAAAGCCACACCGCGAAGTTGCGCATCCACGGCTGCACCTTTGCCGATTTTAGCAACTCGCACAGGGACGTCGCCGGCGGTATATACAAAATCAAGGCACTTGTCCTGTTCGGCTATCTGTGTCGGAGTAACATATACATACTTCAATCCTGCATTTGTGCGGATGGAGAGCTTCCACTTGCCGGGTACAATTCCTTCGCGTGTCTGTCGCACTCCGGCAAGTATGCGAAATAATGTGTATGGCAACGCTTCTTCCGATACCGTGGCCATAGCTTGATACACCAATCGTAACTCGGTATCGTCCAATTCTGCCCATGACTTAGGCAGGTGGACATCTATAGTATTATTCTCAGCCGAAAAAGTAGCACGTATCATCTTGCTCGTTTTTGTAGTTTTCAAAATGGTTCGCCTTATAATTTGCCGAGGCCGCGTAAGTCGGACACTCGGTAAGGTTGTCATCCAGATAAGACAATATGCGATCGCGCCACACGATAGTATCAGCCGGGGTATGGTCACGCAACGCAGCTGCGACATACTCCCGGCATAGCTCTATAACCTCGGACTGCATCACTGTCGTGGAGGCGGTGGCTTCGGCCTTGCATAACTCGGCAAAAAACTCAGACGATATCAGAGTACGGAGTTTTGCTTCGGCGGCCATAATTGCCGGACGTTGCTCGACAAGGTCGCTCTGCGTCGGGTTAGCAATGCCCAGCAACCGCAAGACCCGCGTATGCCAATACAACGTACTGAAATATATGCGGATGTTTACCGGAGTTGTCCATGCCTCGAAGTAGCGTGCCTCGGATTTGATTTCGTCATAGTAGTCGGACATCTGCCGCGAAAGACGGTCACGCAGCGCCTTGACGCGGTCGGCAGAAGCAGGCACGACATTGTCGTTATTGACTACGCCGAAGCCGGTGGCCGTCAGCACGAGGTCCAGGTGCGCCGAAGCCTCATAATATGCACGTGCACAGATGTAGCGCGTACATGCCTGTGCGAGTATGCCTTCGTGGTCGAGTTTGGGCACACCCAGATCCGGATTCACGGCGGCGATGCTGTCGTAGAGTTCCGGACCGAGAAACCGCCTTACTCGGCGACAAGAGTCGTCAACGAATCCTTGCATGGAGTTGAACAATTCTTCGTCAGGCATAATACCGGACGGGACTACGCGAACGAAGTCTTTATAGGTTATCTTCATATCTGTATAGCTTAGTTGTTGGCATCTTGTATTGACCCATCGCGAAGGCGCTTGACAGCGTCGGTATTTTGGTCTAATGTCGTCAGCAGTACTATCGGCACTTGCGGCTTGACAAGATTCTCCCATCTGTTGAAGTAGATTATCAGCTCGTGTACCTTGGCCAGTACGTCGTGCGTCGATGCTTCAAGTGCCTGCTTGAGGGTGAACAGCTCGCGTTTGTCCGAGCCGCTATTATTGCTTTGGCTCTTGCCGGGCACAGCTCCAACAAGGTTAGGATGTACGTTGGTGCCGTAGCACAGCATGTTGGACGTCTCTTGTATGTCGTCAGCCCAGTCTCCGCCTTCCTTGCCGGTGTCCACGACATTGATGCGCACCATGCGCTGCTCCTTTCCATAACTATCGATATAGTAGCCGGTAATCCACACCTTGCCGCTGTTTTCTATCCCGCAGACGAAGTTCTTGATACTCTCCTTTTCCTTCTTGATGCGTTCCTTCTGCGCCACCGGGTCTATGATTTGCTCGGCAGCGAGCAACGACGGCCAGTAATCTTTGTGTATCTCCACTTGGTACTTGACTGACGAGCTATTGCGTATCTTCGCTTTTTTCGCCTTCCCTATTAGTCGTTTTAGGTCAAACCAATCTCCGCGAAACAGAGCTGTATAATATGGGATAGGATAATAACGCTGCCCAGGTGTCGGAACGCGCATCACCACTGCGAATTTGCGTGCGGTCGTACGCACCTTTGTCAGTCCGTCACGCCCCGGGGCGCGACCAAGGAGCGTTTCAAGGTGTCCCAACGGGTCGCGCTCATCTAACAGTGTAATCATCTCCACATCCTTGCGTGACAGGCCACCATTTTTTCGCCAGTTGGCGTAGAATATATGGTTAATACGCCCATGGTTGTCTGCTTTCTCAAAACGGCAATAGCACGCGTCCTTGTGTCGTACTTGGACGATGCGTTTGCCCTCGCGGTCGAGGATGACCACGGCAACAGCAAAGAAGAAGTATTTGAGGTCAGTGCATTGTTCGAGGAAGAACTCGCGCATCGAGTTGTGCATCATCCATCGTTCGATGTCTGGATTGGTCGTCGGTTGGCCTGTTAGCTTGTCGGCATATTGGATGCCGTTGCCATAGGCCGTCAGAATGTTGAAATAGAGGTTTTGGCTCAGCACCTCATCACCGCCGATTGTGCGTATAAGGTGGAACGGCAGCAGGTTGTCTCCTCCGAACGGCATATATGTATATCCCGGATAGCCCGGAACAGGACGGCCGACAATATCGGCGGCATCTTCGTCAAAAACCGAGGCCGAGTCAACGACATCGATGTCCGATGCCGCCGCCATAGGTGCAGCAACATTGTATATCTCGCTGGGGATTGCGTCCGCGACTGCGGAGCGGTTATCTGATAACTTCGTATCCATTTATCTCAAAAAGTGTTATGTCTCTAAATTCGCGGATAAGGTGGCTGTCGGGCAGCTTGATGCGGTGAGTGCCGCCGCGCCAGTGACTACCGCAACACGTCACATCACGATAGGTGACTATATCTCCGGTAGATATTTTCCAAACGCGCAGCGTCACCGGCCGGCGGCTTTCCAGCAAGGCTATGGCATCGCGCCAATGCAGGCATTGTGTCGGACGGCTACTCATAGGTCGAATCAAAGGTGTTATCAAACACACGCAGCGCCCTTGTCGCCTCGTCTCCCTGCATCGTGCGGCGATGTGTCAGCCTGTATGTCAGTGCGAAGTCAGCAATAGCGTGGTCTTCGTTCGTATACTTGATGTCAGCTGCTGTAATGGCGATAGAATCTCCTTCGGCCGATGCTATGATATCATATAGCCATACGTCCTTGGCACGGGCCAGGTCGGTTGCCACCGCGACCATAGATGGGCGAAGCGGCCCGGTCTGCGCCTCGTGTGATACAATCTCGTCAATATGGTAGACACGATATGCGCTGTTCACATTAACATTGTCTCGCGTATATGCAACCGTGGTGGTCTTGGAGCCGGCAAAGTATAGCAGCTCGCGACAGCCGAATCGGTTGACGAAAGATATTACCGGATCGGCCTGCGGCAAGTCCAGCACGCGGTAGCGCTGCCTCCGGCGTCCGCACTGAATCTCGTATGAGATAAGGCTCATCCCCTGTTGGTCGTCAAAGATGGCCGGCGAGACGTCCAACTCCACATAATTCACCACATTGCCCAATTGTTTGGTTACTCGGGACAAAGCGTGCGTGTCGTTATCGGCGTAGGTACATACAGCGATAGCCGCCTCCCCATCCGAATCATACACCGGCAGCAGCTCTTTGCGACCGAGTGCCGTGTCACGCTCGCCATGGCCGGAAGTCAGGTAAAATTCCCCGAGGTACTTTGTTGCATCGAGGTGCAGACGATAGTCACAACGGAACACCTTTATACCGCCTATGGCCGCGGCCACGCCATCAATAACAAAGGTGAACTCGTCATAAGGCAAGGCATCCTCCGGGTCTTCCGCATCGAGTTCCTCCTCAAATACGCGGTCAAGGTCGTACACCGCCACACTTCGGTTGTACGTGTAATACGTGGCAGAGAAAATCGTTTCGGAGCCACGGCGGATGGCGAGTGTCACGGTTTCGGCAGACGAGAACAATGACACCACAGCGAACTCGCTGGCGAACATGTGCGGTTGTAGTACCGGGCTGATAGTTGCGGACATAGTTGTTGCTTTTAAGCCAAAGATACAGAGCGATTGTGAATGCTAAAAAGACATTGAGAAAAGCAAGACCGGAAGCATCTCGCGACGCCCCCGGCCTCTATCAAAGTATATAGCTTAAACGTGTAAGAATATGCCTTGTTTCGAGGTCGCTATTCCTCGGCTTCACGCTCGGATTGAGGCAAGCTGTCTACATTCTCGTCTGTCACGGCTACCATAGACCACTCAAGGCCGCGGTAGTTGTTGACGCTCAGGCGATAGCCGAGATACGACATCACGATAGCAACCTCGGAGGTTGAGAATGCGCAGATGTCCTCCATAGCGCCGATGATTTCGGCAGAGGTCATATTGTCGCCACGTGCCGCACGTTCGTCAGCAGGGCGGAAGTCGGTGAGGAACATTGCCAGCACCGGTGCGGTGGGCGGCATAGACGGCCAGCCTGTATCCTGTGAACGGATGAGTTGTAGACGGTTGAGGTATTTATTCTCGGAGGATATGATTGTTTCGATTTTATTCATGGTTGTTGGTGTTTTTAGCGTTGATTTTTGAGGTTTCGGGTCTCGTAAGTGCTGTGGCTTTGGCAGCGGCGATGCACTCGGCACGCGTGCGCTCGGCTTCTTCGGCAGACTCTTTGTGTAGCGTGTCGAATAGCATACGTGTGTGTTCAAGCAAAGCTTGAGTCTCTGCTTGGTATTGGTTACGGATGTCAGCCATATCGGCTTCGTAATAGGCTTGGCGCACGCGTGCCAGCCGCCGCGCATCTGCGTATGCCTTGGAGATGATGCGGTCGAGCTCGTCCATTTCGGCATGGCCGGTGTCATAGAGTACGTGGTCGCCATCGGTGGCTGCCATTCTAATCTTGCCGGAGATGCGTATGCGTCGGCCTTCCAAGTCGGCCAGCTTTGCCCGTAGGGCGGCGCGGCCTTCGTGACATTCGGCAGCGAAATTGGCGGTACACTCGGTCACTGCTTGGGCGCGATCGGCAGAGATGCGGTCGCGCTCGGCTTCGCACATTTGACGTACGAGCTGACGCAGCACCTTGGCATGGCGTGTGCCGCGATAGTGCATCAGATTGTTCCAGCCTTCGATCATCGCGCACCTCCTTTCTGTGTGTAGTCGATTTCGACCGGCGACAAGTAGAGTACGAATGGTCTCCGATCGTCCGGATTCCGGACAGACGCAGACATCCAGATCTGCGGCGTTTCATTGCGCCCCGATAGGCGTCCATAACCGCAACTGTACGGCATAAACCCGTGCGAATGAATATGCAGCGGCTTAAAGCGCGGATGCTTACCGAGGATGGCCGCAGACCACTCGTTGAGGGAGGTGAAAATCTCGGGGAGCTGGTCTTCGGACAGTAGCGTGCAATTGTATTTCGCATACACGCAGGCGCAAATCCGGCGTCCGAGTTCGGTTGTTGATGAGAGCTGAAGGACGGTGGCATAGAATTTTTTCATCGCGCACCTCCTTTCTCGTCTGCCGGGCGGTCGGAGTTATGGCGGACGGCGAATACGATTGCCCATAGCATTAGCGCGAGGGCATCGAAGCCGACAGCGGCTTGAGCTTCCACGGCGTCAGTGATGACGATGCTGTGGTATGCAGCGATGGTCAGAACGGCAATGGTGACGACCAATGTCGCCACATCCGAGAATGCGGCACGCAGCGTACGGCGCAGCACTGAGGCAGTGAGGCGGCGCACGTCCGGGCGGCGGCGCTGTGCAAAGGGTGAATAACGATGTGTAAGGTCCAATGACCGTAGGATGACGACTTGACGGCGTCGCCGGGCCGGGCGTGTGGCACGCCCAAGGGTTTTGATTGTGATTGTGTTCATAATGCGGGCATTATGTGTTTTCAGCTATAGGCAGACATAGAAACGGCTACCTTTCCGTTGCTGAAAACACATAATGCCTGTCCCGGAGGGACGTATTAAATGTTCGGAAAGGTAGCCGTAAGGCTACGTTGTAGGGCATAAAAAATGCCCGAAAAAGTCTATGTCGAGCGTCTATACCTCGCTCCGGGTGACAGGCAGACTGTCATGTTTTCAGCACCACAAATTTACTATCATTTTGGCAGTGCGCAAAAACATTAACAGACTTTAACCTTACTTGCGTCGCACGGCCATGCCTGTGACGGTGTAGCCGATGACGGTCCACTTGCCATTGACTTCATCCATGATATTGTTGACCCTCAAACAGATTATAGCGTCTCCGCCATTGGCTAACGCCTTGCGAGATGCCTCCCCAAGTGTCGTTGTGACATCTGCATATTTGTAGTCGCCGAGTTTGTACTTGACATGTTTTGTGTCGCGATAGCTATACTCTGCAATCGGGTCATATTTCGATACGATTGTGGAGTCAAGCACTTCGTATCCGTCGCGGCACTCGGCATACACCGATCCTACGGCTTCATAGTCCCAGGCGACAGACGTAGCCTCGGTAAGCAAGACCTTGCCGTTAAGCCCTCCTTTGTAATAGTCAATGACTGTGGAGTACTGGATGTACGGATTCTTTGTTTTGCACGCGGCCAGCATCAGAACCGCACAAACGATTAATAATACTTTGGTTGTTTTCATTTCATTACCGTTTATGTAATATTGAGTATCTAATATAGGATTATGGTGATTAGATGTTGACTCGTGAATACAAGGATTGAGTATGCTATAACGTTAAATAACGGGATTGCCTACGTTATTCTGCCTATTCCGGGTGTGACCAAGCAAGAGACAGTCCGTTAGCGACCAACCACTCAGCAATGGTCATATGTCTAATCCCCAAGATATCACAAATGGCTGGGATCTTTTTGAACAGCTTGCCGTCATTGCTGAGCATCGTTTCTTCTGTAATGACAACAGGAATCTTATCCATATTGTTTAATGCGTAAAATATTAGCTTGGCATCTCCGGACTTCATATACTGATCCTTTTGCAAGCTATATTTTTCAGCACCCAATATCTTCCTTTGAGCAGTGACACATAAATTATTGTCTAATTGGTTGCTGAATTTCTTTGGCGCGGGAGGCATAAGGTCTACATCATTATATTGCAATTTTCGGTCATTCAAAAAATCCATAAGATTAAGAGCTACGCCTTTTTGCGTTCGGGAGGCTTCAAGATGGATTGATTTAAGAAGCACAAGTTCTCCTTTTCGGAATTTGGACTCGATGAAGCGCAACAACTTTACCTCATCCTTGATCGGGAGGTAGTAGCGAGCAATTGCTATTAATGAGCTGGTATCGATTATCCCAATCATAAAAACCTGTCTATATCTTTAGGAGATATTCTCAACTGCTCACAGAATGAAGATTCCGAAACCAAACCATTATAAAACGCATACTGCATCGTTTCCAAATATAGAGGTGAAACAATTGGCTTAGGTGCTCTTGCGTTGGATGCCTTGCGTTTTTGCTCTTCCTTTTCCTTCTTAAGTTTTTCAGCCTGCTCTTCTTCCAATTTATGAATGATTCCACGGTAATACGGCATCGGTACAATTTTATTGTATGCCAGTCGTGTATACCACGCCATTCTGCTTATATGTGTAGATTCGGATAGTTTGTCTATGGCGAAGTTGACGTCTTCAGAATAGGTTTTGTATTTATCCAGCTCGTTTACTGCGTCTCCGGCGATAAGATAAAACGCAAAGTCATTGCACCACCGCTCGACTCGGTTAGATATGCGATTCCTTTCTACCTTAGACATATCCAAAGCCTCTACGTCCTCGATACCCAATAGATAATGCCCAATCTCATGCGCAAGAGTAAAGATCTCACGCTTATACGACTTTTGGCGCTTTAATACGATGACATTTGGCTCCAGATAAAACCCGTCAATGGTCGCTTTTTCCCGTTTATTCCAGGTTTCTACAAACTCGAAGACATAAACATTTATCTCTGCAAGATTTGCAA